GCCTCACTTTCGACCCAAGCAACATTGAGCAAATCCTAGGATACCAGCCACTATGACGCGCCGTAACCACCGCGCCCGCAATGCCCGCCACTCAAGTCGTGCGGCTTATTCTGCTGCTACTTCCCCGCTGCCAGAACAGCAGGCGTATGACGCCGCGTCAGCATGGGCGGCTAAGTTGCCACCTGACTTCGATCCCGAAAAATGGGCGCAAATGCGGCGTGAGGAGGCTCTCAACTCTGTAGCATCTTCACTCAATTCGCCGCAATTCAACCCGCAGGTGATGCTCTCTGATGATGACTGGGCGGCGCGCTTTAAGTTGCCTGTGTCCTTTGGCGCCCCTGCAGAGGAGCGTGAGCGCCTCGACCGTGAGTTTGCCGCCGTGTTTGACCACGCAGGCGGCTTAGGCGCATTCCGCTCCACTCTTGCTGACCACGCCGCTAGCGAAGGCCAGAGCGCTATGAGCTTCTTTATGGGCTATGGCGCGCTACAGAACATCGCGCAAAACGGCATGATCAGAGCCTGCGTGCAAACGGTCACTGATGACATCACCAAGAAGTGGATCGAAATCGTAGGTGGTGAGGAAGAAGACAATGAGCGCGTTGCCAAGCTTGATGATTTGCAGCGCTCTTACAAGCTGCAGGCTCTCTTTCATGACGCCATCGAAAAGGTAGGCTACTTTGGCGGCGCGGCTATCTTTATTGACACCGGCGCCACTGATGAGGAGCTCGAGCTGCCGCTAGCGTTTAACAACAAGAGCGCCGAGCTGCGTCCAGGCGCGCCGCTGCGCTTTGTGGTGTTAGACCCCGTCAACCTGTCACCAGGTGAGTACAACGCAGACAACCCGCTGCGCTCTGACTACATGCAGCCTACTTCGTGGTGGGTGCTGGGGCATAAGGTACACCGCGACCGCCTCATCATCCTCTACGACAATGAGCCGCCGGTGCTGCTCAAGCCCGCCTATAACTTCCTAGGCATCCCACGGGCGCAAATCCTCTGGGATTACATCCTCCACTGGAACCAAGCGCGCATTTACACCAACGACCTGTTGAAAAAGATCTCGCTTTTGGTAGTCAAGACCGACACTGACCAGATCTTTTGTACGCCAGGCGGTGTGCAGACTTACGACATCAAGATTAAGGCGCTGCAACGCTACCGCGATAACAACAGCATTTACGTCTGTGACAAGGAAAGTGAAGACGTCAGCAACGTCCAAACCTCCATCGCAGGCGCTACTGACGTGGTGCGCCAGTCCCTCGAGATGGTGGCGGCTATCAACCGCACGCCTGCTGTAAAGCTCTTAGGCATCAGTCCGAGCGGCTTTAACGCCACCGGCGAAAGCGATATCACCAACTACTACGATCACATCATGTCTCAGCAGGAGCTGTACAGACCTGCCATTGCTAAATGCCTCAAGGCCATGCAGCTGGTGCACTTTGGTGACATCGATAAGACCGTGGACTTCCGCTTTGTGGAGCTGGCCAAAGAGAACGAAAGCGCCCGCGCCATGAATGCCAACACCAAAATGCAGATGCTGTCTACGGCCTTGCAGAATCAGGTCATTAGCGCTGATGAGATGCGTCAAGCCATTAAGGATGATGCTGATATGGGCCTCGACTTCCTCACAGGTGATGCCCCAGATGAGCAGCCTCAAGACATGGGCGATGCTGATCAGGACTTTGCGGCGCTGTTAGGCGGTGGCGCTGGCGCTGGCTCTGGAGCTGGTGCTGCGCAAGGAGCTGAGATGGGCTCTGGCGGGCAAAAGCCGCCTTTGGACGACTTAAGCAAGTACACCATCACTCCAGACGGCGCTGAGGCGGAAACAGTGGAAAAAGAGGGCAATGATAGCTGAAGCAAGAGTAAAGGTAGCGCGCGGTATTGAGACTAACCAAGGCGTGGCTGCCGCTTACGCTAAGCGCCTGCAAGCATTAGTGCAGCGGGCGGTGGAGGCTTACACCAAAGAAGCGCTTAAGGACTATGAGCAGCGCCTGCAACAGCGGGTTGCTGCTGGTGTGGTCACCATTAAAGACAGCGCCGCCGCCCTTGATGCCGCCCCCACCATTAGCGGCCTTACTGAGGCGCAAGCTGACTTGCTAGCACGAGCGCAAATAGCCGCCGGTTTGGAGGCCCGCCGCGTCAGTTGGTGGTTTGTCCGCCAGCTGCTGCGTGTGATCCCACGGGCGCAAAGAAAAGCCTTAGAGCGTGCTGGCGTCAGCAAGTCCATCATACGCAACCGCTGGAGCGTGCCCATCATTCGCGGTCAGTTTGTGGCACCCACCACCGCTCAGCAGATGCCGGCCTTTGTGGACTGGTCGACTAACCTGATCACCAAGATGACCAGCTCCGCTATCTCGCGCGTGCAAGATGAGATTGCGCACGGCCTCGATCAAGGCTACAGCCTGTCACGCCTTACAGCCCGCCTCTATCAGGTGGGCGGCCCCGCCATGGATTATGAGCGCGCTAAGCGGGTGGCTTTAGACCAAAGCTGCAAGCTGAACCAGTTTATTCAGGTAGAGAACTGCAAGGCCTTAGGCATCACCGAGGGTGTGTGGATTCATGTGCCTGGCATGTTTACCAGCCGCGCCACGCACCGCGCCATGCATGGCCAGCGCTTTAGCCTGCAAACGGGCATGTATGACAGTGAGGTGGATGCTTATGTGTTCCCAGCACAGCTGCCTTACTGCCGCTGCATTTACCGGCCGGTGCTACCTGATGAGATTTTGGAGAATCCGTCGTGAGATACACCGCTAACGACTGCATAGCGTTCGACCGCAAATCGATGCGGTATACCGCTGGTAACGGCTTCTTTCATGTGGAGCTGTCCCCGCTCACCAAAGCGCAGGTAGCGCCTTATCGCGGCCGTGAGCTAGTCGACGCTAAGCAGCGGGGGCTTGACCCAGACAAGATTTACTACGTGTACCGCCCTGCTGAGGAGCTGTCTTCAGAAGAGACGGTGCGCTCTGTTATCGGCATTCCTATCACCTTAGAACATGAATACATCGACCCTGAGGTGAAGCCTGAAAATCAGGTGGGAATGACGGGGGACAACGCCAAATGGCGGGCCCCTTACCTAATGAATTCTCTGCACATCACTGATGCTGACGCCATACGCCGCATTGAAGATGACTCCATGCGCCAGCTTTCGCTGGGGTATACCTACGACCCTGAGTGGACAGCAGGTGAGACCGCAGACGGTGAACACTACGACCTCATCATGAGGAATATCCGCGCTAACCACGTCGCTTTAGTCGAGGAAGGGCGCGCGGGGCCTGATGTGATGGTGTTTGATGACAACACGGCTGTAAAGCCAAAGAAGGGATCCATTGTTATGGACGAAAAAGACAATCTGCTTGCTTCTATTGCTGAGTCGCTGCAGGGCGTGTTAAACACCTTGAACACTGCTTTAGTTAGCGGTCAGCAGCAAGGATCTGAGATGGTTGTCCCAGCAACCGATGAGGACACCGCCGACATCTCCGCTGCGCCAGAGGAAGAGGCCGCCGCTGATGAGGGCGATGAGGAAGCAGGCACGGTAGCTGACGAGGGTGATGAGAGCCTCGAGGAAGAGGCCGCCGCTGACGATGACGACGAGGTGGCTACCGACTCTGATGATGAGGACGCAGCATGCGACTCTGATGATGAGGGCGCCTGTGATGACGATGACGCGGTAGCTGAGGGCGAGTATGACGCCGCTACGCAAGAAGCGCTTGCTCAAGCTGGCCTGTCTGAAGCCACTCCTGAGGTGCAGCAGATTTTCTTAACGGGATTAGAGGTGACCAAACAGCTTTCTGCTTCCGACTCCAAGCGCAGCTTAAAAGGCAAGGCTGGCAAGCAAGTCAAGGCCGCCAAGCGCGTGCTTACTGCTGACAGCATGCGCAAGCAATTGAATGCCTTTGAGGCTAAGCAGCGTAAGAAGTTTGCCGATTTTGAGGCCAGCGTCAGACGCCGTAACAACGCCGCCCGCCGTGTGCGTAAGACCTTAGGCGATATCGATCCGCTGGCTTACGACTCCGCCTCCGCTATCTACCGCGCCGCCATTGCCCGCTTAGGCAAGCGCGTGGGGGCTAAGACCTCCCTGCCTGTTTTACGCGACACTTACGACGCGCTGTGCATTACTAAGAGCGCCCGCCGTAAGGTGGCTGCTGACAGCGGCGCTAACCTCATTACCGGCACGGCTGCTCTGTTAAACGACTTAGTCGGCTCTAAGGTGATTTACTAATGGCTGATTTCCAAACTCGCGTCAACATGTTCCCAGCCCGTGGCGTGCCTGGTGCCGCCGTGGCTGCTGAGGGCGTGGTTTATACCGCTTTTAACTACATCTCCGATGGCACCGTGTCACCAGGCACCTTTGCCTTCGGTGATGCGCAATCCACCATTACCAACGCACCGCAAGTGGCGCATGCCACTGTAGCCAGTGACGCTAAGCTGCTGGGCTTTGTGGTGCGCGTTAACGGCTCCTTTGTTAATACGCCTTTCCAAAGCGTCAGCAACGTCTACTACAAGGGCTCGCCTGTGACCATCGCTGTGCGCGGTCAGTTCTATCTGCAGGTGCCAGAAGGCGGCGCCCCTACCGAGGGCCAAGCGGTGCTGTGTGATCCAACCACCGGCGCCATTACCTTTGGTGCTGCAGGCGCGGCAAATGACACCGGCTGGATTGTGCACCTGCCTCAAGGCGTGGGCACGGCCGAGGGCGGTGACATTGTCTACATCGAGCACTTAGGCGCGCAAACCGCTGCTGCTTCTGCTGCTGTCGCTCCAGGTGTTGGTGGTTAATTAACAAGGGGACTGTATGTCTGATATCAAGTATACCGTTAAGGGTGGCGCGCCTTTTACTGCTGAGTACAAGGCTCATGACTGGGAAGAGGGCGAGGTGTTGGCTGAGGCCCGCCTCGACTCTCTGGAGCAAGGCCTGCAAGCCACTAATGAGGGCGTGCGCGCTCTGGAGGCTGCGACCGTCGAAGTACGCACCTTAGAGGCCGGTTCCTCCGCCTCCGCTTCTTACGACGCTGCTACCTCTACGTGGGTGTTTAACCTGCCAAAAGGTGACACCGGCGCTCAAGGCGAAAAGGGCGACCAAGGTGAGCAAGGCATCGCGGGCCCAAAGGGCGACAAGGGCGATACGGGCGAAACCGGCCCGCAAGGCCCTCAAGGTGAGCAGGGCCCTCAAGGCGAAAAAGGTGAGAAGGGCGACACCGGTGAACAAGGCCCAGCGGGCCCTCAAGGTGAGCAAGGCCCGCAAGGTGAGAAGGGCGAAACCGGCGCCGCTGGAGCTAACGGCGCTGATGGTGCCGCAGGTGCCGCTGGCCACAACGGTTGCAGCCTGCGTATCAGCGCTACTGCTGTTACCGCCAGTGCCGCCAATGCCTTAACCGGCTTAACCCCTGTAAGTGAAGAGCTGCCAGTGCAGGTAAACGACATCGTGCTGGACGCCACTAACAAGGCCCTGTACGTCATCACCGCTGTTGACGAGACTAATTACACTGTAGGCGCGGCGGTAGCGACCCTGCCTTAGTGGAGTAAAACATGACACCAAACTACGATCAGTTACAGCCTAATGAGGCTAAGCAGTGGGGCTTTGTTTTAGCCCCTGGCATGCGCTTCATGCCTTGCTCACGTGACAGCGATGGCAAGAGCACCATGCGTGTGGACTATAACCGCGCCGCCCGCATGGTTATGGATAGCGCTAACGGCTTTGGCTCTGTAGGTACCATGACCACGGCTAATAACGTGGGCTTCCCTGTTCAGTATTTCAACTACATTGACCCGAACGTGATTCGCATCATGTTTTCGGCTATGAATGCTGACAAGATCCTGCCAATGCGTAAGCTGGGTGACTTTACCCAAGATTACGTGACCATGCCGGTAGTAGAGCAAGTTGGTGAGGTTACGAGCTACTCTGATTTCACCTCTAACGGCCGCGCTGACATCAATACCAACTACCCAATGCGTCAGTGCTACCGCTACCAGACCAACATCATGTACGGTGATTTCGAGATGGCGCGTGCCTCCACCGCCCGCCTGCAGTTGGTAGCAGAAAAGCAGCAAGCTGCGGCAATGACTATGGCTAAAGCGGAAAACAGCACCTATCTTTACGGTGTTGAGGGCGTGGCCATGTACGGTCTCTTGAACGATCCAAACTTAGACGCGCCTATCGCTCCTAAATCAGTGCAGATTAATGGCGCTGCTAAGACCACGTGGACTGACAAGGTCGTTGACACGCTTAACGCCGCTAACCATATCTACAACGACATTATGGCGTTGTGGCTGGACTTGCAAGCTAAGAACGGCGGCTTAGTCGACTCTAATACGCACGTGATTTTGGCTCTGTCGCATGTCCGAGCTGCGCTGCTGACCACAGCTAACGCCTATAACGTCGGTGTGGAGGATCTGGTAAAGAGATCGTTACCTAACCTCGAGGTGGTGGTTCTCCCTGAGCTGTCCTTAGAGGAAGGTGAGCGCATGTACATGATCGCCACTGACATCGCGGGGCAAAACGTGGGCTTTAACGCCTTCTCTGAGAAACTGCGTGCCTATCCTGTGGACAACCACGCTACGTGGTGGCAACAGAAGTTTAGCGCCGCGTCGTTTGGCTGCGTCATTACGCAACCTAGCTTGATTTCCCGCATGTCTGGTATTTAACGGGGTTCGCCATGGCCACTACCACTAAAGAAAAGGCGGCCGCGCCTGCTGCCGTAACCACCGCTAAGATCGAGGCGCAGACTGACACCCACAAGGATGCAGTGCAGGAGACCCCTGCCACTAATGCCCATGTGGTGTGGGTTGCTAGCTCGCTGTTTGACGGCATCAAGTTCACTAACCTGCAAAGCCTCAAAGAGGGCTGCTTTGTCATCCCTGGTCTTAACCACGCTTTAGCAGGCAAAACTGACGCTGGCATCTTGCAGGGCGCGGGCGGCTCCATCCTCTGCTCTGTGCCTGCGACCGTGTGGGCTGAAATTAAGGCCAAGTATTCTTCCTTGCCTGCGTTCACCCACAAGCCTCCTTTCTTACGTGAGCTTAAGAGCAAGGACGACTACAAGTCTGCCACGCTGCAATCCGAGCTCAAGGAAATGCGCACCGGCGCTGAGCCTAAGGCCGGTGACAAGCTGGCTAAAGGCGCTGTGTCAGCAAGCAAGTAAGGGGTGCAGCCTATGGCTAAGGTGACTTTCTGTCGTGAGTACTTTACGGCGGCTTTTCCGGCCATAGACATCAGCTCTTATAGTGACCTTGCTCTGGCGTCCTTATGGGAAATGGCGGTGATGTATGTTGGTGATGATGACGCCAACAGCTTAGCCCCATACGATCCCGACAGGGGCGTAAACGAGCGGCGGCTGCTTCTTTATCTGGTCATGGCGCATCTTCTGAAGATGCAAAGCCAAAGCGACGGCCAAGGCGGCTCTGCGGGGCTATCTGGCCGTGTCAACTCCGCCACTGAGGGTAGTGTGAGCGTTAGCGTGGAATTGTACAAAGCTGACAGTCTCAACGCTCAGTGGTGGAGCCAGACCAATGAGGGCTTGCAGTATTGGATGCTTACCGCCAAATACCGCTTAGGCGGTCGGCTGTATGCGTACAAAGAGCCACATCCATGGGGCTAAGGAGCGCTTATGCCAAGTAGCAGCTTAGTTGCAGCTTGCCAACGTCTCGAGGGCAAAGCACGCCAGCAAATGCAGTCTGCTACCAGAGTCAAGGTGGGCATCATTGATGACCCGCAAATCGCCGAGTACGCCACCTATCAAGAGTATGGCTGGGTACAGCGCGTGACGCCAAAGCAGCACGGCTGGTTTTCCCACCGCGTGTCAGACCCGCCACCAATTGGCGCGGCTCTGGTTATGCCCGCGCGCCCGTTCCTGCGGGCATCGGTTAACGCCTATGCGCAGAAGTGGGCTAATGTTTTTGCCCGCGCCATGCAGATGACTGACGGCAATGCCGCCGCATCACTGCAAATGGTGGGACAGGAGGCGGTAACTGACGTCAAACAGACCATTGCCAATGGTGGCACGCCAAGTGACCGCTTTGCGCCGCGTGCGCCGCTCACTATGGAGCTGAACTCACTGGATGCAGCTGGGCACAAGACTGACGGCACGGGCGGCGTAAGCGGCCCTAAGCCGTTGTTTAAGTCCGGTGCCATGCTTAATGCCGTGGGCTATGCCCTTGAAAGTGGAGGCTCTTGATGAGCCAGCCGCCAAAGATCCCTAGACACCAGCTGCTGGTACTGGCGTTTGCTTATGGTCTAGGTGTTGGCTACGATCCCGAGCACCCGCCACCATTCCCGCTGGGGCCGCTTATTGATGCCTTTGACAAGGGCTTGCGCTTTGGTCTTGACGGTGAAGATATCGTTGTTGATGCGCCTAGGTGGATCACCACACATCCTAATGGCAAGGACGCAAAAGGCCAGCATGTCCAGATCGAAACAAAGACAGGCGAAGTGCTCTGCGGTCTGGGCGAAGAGAACAAAGGCAAGACCCTCGCCGAGATTAGCAGCAAGCCTAAGTCTGCATCTACAAGCTCCTCTGCGGGCTCCGCAAGCGTTGGCTTTAGGAATCTAAAACCAGCTGTTGTTGCTGACATCAAGCGCAAAAACTTCAATTCGCTGTCTGTTGAGCAGAACAGGCATTTGGATGAGGCTTTAAGCGCATTGTGTGATCCCAATTGGGATGCGCAAACCGCTGAGCCCCAGCTTAAGTTTCAAGACCGCGACCAGCAGCGCCGCTTTGACAAATGTAAGCGTGATGCTTTTGCCTACGATGCGCTGAAAGTCATTGGTGGCACTGAAGGTTATGCGCCGCTTGACGCCGAGACCGTGCGCAAAGGTGAGGCTGCTGCGCGGGCTTATGCTGCTGCTATCAAGCAGTACTATGCGCAGAACAAGGAGCAGAACACCACGGCCTTGAACAAGGGCTTAGACAAGGCGTTTGCTTTCCTAAACAGCAACACCGAAGATGAAGCGGTACAGCTGCTTACTAACGCTTATTACAAGGCTTATGACGCCTGCGCTAGCGTGAGCCTCAAAAGAGCTCTCAAGCCAGTCATTGACAAGCTTATAGCTGAAACAAGAGCTGACAAGGCGTTCACTCCGCCTGATGCCGCTGCCTTTTTCGGCAATGAGGCTTTGCGTAACGACTTTATGGCTAACGCCAGCATGGCTTTGATTGGCTATATAAAGGCAAGTCGCAAGCATATCGCAGTTGATCCTGATTTACGCGCAGCTGAAACGGCGCTCAAAGACCTCCCCGCCAAACAGCGTTCCATGCTTTTAGCCTCCGAAGGCTGCTCCGATGTCAACACTGCTATTACCAGAATCGAAGGCCGCAAGGCTCAAGAAGACGAATGGGGCCAGCACAGCAAGTACGCGCTTACGACTCCTGCTGGGGCGCCAAAGGATCTGTCAAAGGCTATTGAGGAAGCTGAAGCCGGTCGCTGTAACCCTAAATATCACAGTGATATCAAGGTTGAAATTGATGGCGAGCTGGTAAACCCATTTCGCATCAATTGCCAAGCATGCGTTGTTGCATTTGAAATGCGCTGCCGTGGCGAAAATGTCGTGGCTCGACCATATCTCCAGTCCGC